TATGAATTTAAAATATTAGAGTTCCATACCTCAAGCATACCTCTAACTTGTTGTGCTTCATCTGCAAGAATAGTGGTTGTCCAATCTTCAAAGGTTCTATCTCCTGGTACTTTGATTTGACGACCCATATAAGGTGCTATCATTTCGCCTAATGTAGAAGCAGGAAGAACTGTAGATCTTGCGAAAAATTGGAAAGAATTTTGCCCGGATTGTGCATCTACTGGTCCCTGTAATTCATTTGGAATGCTTGTCATAACAGGAATTTGTGGAATTTCTACTCTATAAAGATTTGGCTTTGCGCCACCATCAAAATTTTGAATAAATTCGTCAACCCCAATAGCCTGTGCTGTTTGTACGCTTATTCGTGCCATTTATTACTCCTTTTTGTGGATTTTTTTTTTAATTAAACACCCTGTACTTCACTGAAAGACACTCCTGTTGGAGTTGCTATAAAGTTCAATTGAATGAAGTTTATAGATCTTGCTGGTTTAATGTATATATCACCAACAAAATTATTAGTATCAATTACTTGAGGTGTATTGTTAGATTCATCACAAACAACTCGGAAGTCTGTTATACCTCTTCCTGCTTTTACGCCTCTTAGGTAAGGTTCGACAAGATTTACGAATTGACTTCTTGTTGCCGCATCATTGAATTCGAATAGTAGGAAATCTGCTGCAGTAGCAATTGCTTTTTCTAGAACAATGAATAGTCTTCTGACATTGATTCTGTCAAAAGCACTTGGTTTTGCTAAAAGTGTTTTATCTCCGAAAAGAACAGTTCCTCTTCCTTCGTATGTTATTACAGGATTTATTTGTCTACGATAAAGTTCATCTCTTTCTGTTTTTGTTGGATTGAATCCTAGTCTAATAAGATTTTGTATTCTTCCTCTATTAAAACCAGCAGGAGAGAACCAAGGCTCTGCTACATTGTCAGTGGCAACACAAGCACCTGCAACATCTCCACAGAGAGGTACATGTACATATACATCATTATATCTATCGTATTGTAGTTTATAACCAGAATCCATCACACCATAGGATGAACTAGGAAGTCCTGTTCTATATGTTGTTGCATCTTCCAAATCTACAGCATAAAAATCAGTTGGCTTGGGTGAAACAAATGCTATACAATCTTTTCTGTTTTCGGCAACTTCGATAATTTCTTTAGCAACAACATTAGAAACTGGTCCTGCAATAAGCAACGAGACATCAACAGACCCATCTGCAAAATGATCGTCCCAATACTCTGAAATATCATTACCTGGATCTGTAATACTGGTTCCTAGTGTACCACCAGAAAGCGTGTATTCCTTAAATCCGTTTTCTATAGATTCGAATACCGTATTAGAAGTTACGTCTTGTGCTTCAGTACCCCATTCGGAACTATCAGTGCTAGAACTTGTGGTTGTTGGATGAGCACCTCCCCATCTGACATATTCTGACCTACTATTTATTACAGAAACATAATAGTTATTTACTCCGCCCTCTGTTCTTGCTCCTTTTGACTTAGAAAGATTTCTAAAAGATTCCAGTACAGTACCGGCTGTTCCTGTGAAACTTCCATCTTTGTCAATAATAAAAATATGGATTTCGTCGTTAACAGCAATTGAGCCAGTTTTTGTTTCCATGAACAATGTTGTACTGGGAACATCGTCAAAAAGTGAACGATATTCTGCTGTAGGTGTGCCATCTGTAGATAGACCTTCTACATCATATCCGTTATCAATAATCACAACAGAAAGACTATTACCCAATGAACCAGGATATCTTGCAACAAACTGTGTGGCTAATGTAGGATTAGTAGAAACCCAGTCATCATATGAATCATCATTAAATACACCCGACCAAACTCCGTTTGCTTCTGAAACATCAACACCAGGAGTAACAGTATGTGTGGATGCGGTCTTATAACTATCATCTAAAGTTCTAACAACTCGTAAATTGTTACCATATGCTAAAAAGTTAGATGCAGTCCACCAATATTTTTCATAATTTCCTTCAACAAGAGGAGTACCAAATTTAGAAACTAAATCTGATTGTGATTGCACCAAAACTGGTTCATTTGCTGGTCCCCAACGAAAAGGTCCAACAAACGCTGCAGGAGTTGTTGCTACTGCAGGTACGATTAGGGTTACGTCTTTTTCTGTGACATTAACTCCCGGACTTAATTGAAATGCCATGTTTTTTCTCCTTAAGCTATTAAGCAATTTATTTTATTTATAAAAATAATTTTTTTGCTTATATGGTATACCAAGCATTTCCTTGTTTGTCTACTTCCACATTATCCTCAAAACCATCGTTTATAAAGCCAAAAGGAACTATTTCTTCTTCTAATTGGTCTATTTTATCTTTAAATATATTTTTCTTTAAATCTAAATTTGTTAAATCTTTAAAATATTCTTGACTTGTTAACCATGAAAATAGAACAAGGCACATTACTAAGTCATCATTATGGCCCACTTCTGCTTCATATGATGTCCTTTTATTTATAAAAGTTACCAATTCTTGAATTATACGGTAATCTACAACAACCAACTTATCTCCTTCAATCATGCTTTTCATCAAAGAACACCCAAGTCTTTTCACTGCTTTGGTTGTTCTTATTCCAAATTGGGATTGACCTGAACCAAATCCCCCATCAAGCATTTGACCCTTTCTTCCTCTGAAACTAGAAGATAGAATATTTTCATACTCGAATTCTTGGTATAAAATATCTGCAACTTGACTACCTATATCATTAATTTCGACTAAAATATATGCATCATTATATTTTTTTGCTACAGGGTAAATTAAATTTGGATAGACAATGGGAGAAATTTCATTGTTTTTAAAAGTAGCAACAACTTTATAAGGAATTTCTGAGATATCAATTACAATAAAAGCATTATAGTCAATACTTTGTCCTCTAGATGTGTCGATAACCATTGCATATGTGTGATCTTCTTTTGGTTGTTGAAAAACCCACAATCCGTTTTGTGTTTTTTGTATAGGGTCATCGTGTGTTAATATTTTAAGTTTTGTTGCATCAATTAAAGTGTTCGTAGATCCAATAAAATCACACTCGAATTCTACTCTAAATTGTTGTTCGCTGGTGTTTGCTATTTGTTTCTTTTTCCATTCGTCATCTCTTCCTGGAACTTGGTTCCAGTGTACTTCAACCGGAACAAAAGAATTTCTTCTTTTTTCTGCATCATCCCATATTTTATAATACATGTTTAAGCCATTCGGGGTAGATACGATTAAAATTTTTGTATCTTTACCAGAAGAGATAGTTGGATACACAGAAGAATAAAATTCATCTGCAATATGAGAGGGAACATATGCAAACTCATCAAGAAATATTACATTATAAGAACCACCACGAATCGCACTAGAAGAAGTAGCAGCAGCTTTTATTCGTGAACCATTCTCAAGAAGGATAGAGCCTTTATTCCATTCAACAACTCCTTGTTGGAGCCATTTTGGAAGATACTCATATGCAACTTTAACTTTGCTAAGAAGATCTCGAGCAATATCTTGTTTGTTAGCCAAAATTGCAACATTCATATTATCGTTGAATAATACAAAATATAAAAGATAAGAAACAACCGACGTGCTTTTTCCTGTTTGACGTGGTAGTTTGGCTATGGTAAATCTATTATCATTGACAGTTCGTATGAGTTCTTTTTGAAAATCATACATCTGAAATGTGACAAGACCTTCATCAAGATTTACAATTTTGACATAATTTTCAATAAAATAAATAGGATCTTCAGAGCATCTGATAAATTCGTCTACTTGTTCTTGAGTAAAGGGAACCTTTACATTCGAACCTTTAATGTTTTCATTACCAAGATATGATTTTTCTTTTTCAGTCATTTTCTCCAAGATCCTCTTGGTCTAACTGTTCTAGTTGTTTCTTTTTCTTTGCTTTTAATAATTCTTGTAATTCTTTTGTGCTTCCCACAAAAATAGAATTATTTACAGTGGATGGCCCCCGAGAGACGTTTTCGCTCTCTTGTATTTGTTTCATTTTGAGATGTAGATCTATTAAATCTTTGTTTGCATCTGAAACCGTTTTTATTAATTGAGAAGCGACTTCATATGCTCTTGGAGACTGTCCTTCAGAAGCAACCATAAGAATACCATCAATTGCCTCTGCACCTTTATTTATCAAATCGTTAAAGTTTTGTCGTGCTTTTTTATAATCTTTTTCTAAATCTTCTGTTTGATCTGTGTTTTTTGGAATTATATCTTTTACAGATTCTGGTATTATTTCTTCTGCTTCTATTTCCGTGGGTAAATCAAATATTTCTTCCATATTTTTTTCAAAATTATTTTTTTCCATTACAAACCTTTAAATAAATTCAGTTATTGTTGTTAAAATTTCATAATCATCATAAGGTGAAACTTCTGTTCCTATTTTATCTATTATTTTATTACCCTCAGTGTCCAATATATAATCACCATTTGTATCTTTTAGGTAAACAACGGGCTTTATATTGATGTTTTCTATTCTATTCATTCATAATCCTCTGGAAATTTATCAAAGATATTGATATCGATATTCTTGATTAGTCCTGTTTGTCTTACTGGTCCATACATATATGTTTTTGCAGTAAAAACAAAATCCCACGTCAAAAATCGAGTATTTTCTTTGACTAATTCTCCTTCGAATAATTCTGTATATTTTACTTCATTTAAAACTATAGGCACATCTATTTTTTCATATTCATCTTTTAATACTTTTGGTTTTATTGTTATTGTAAATTCAGGAGTAAAAAATGGTAATATTTGTTCCATTATTTGTAATCCATCATCTATATTTCTAGAATATAATGATAATTGAAAATTTATATTGTATGGGACATCAGAATAATGATAATTAATGACAATATCATCTGTAATTTCTAAATCTTGTGAATATCTTTTCTGTATACTATTTTTCTTTCTTTCTTTATCATAAACTATGTTTACCATTTGAAAAGACATGGCGGGTAATATTATTTGAGCAGCATATGCAGAAGGATCGTTTAAATTTATGCTTAGTCTTTGCATAAACTTTTCTTTTGCAGCATATGTTAATGGTATTTTTATTTTTTGTTGTTCTTGTCCGTTGCTATCCCTTCTTTCAATAAAAATATTATTGAACAGAGTACCAAAGGCTACAACTGTTTTTTTAGTTAGTTCATGATAGAAAGTAGAAAACATTAGTAGTTACCCTCTGAGAAAGGATCTATTTCTGAAAAATCTATGATATCATTTCCATCGTCTTGAACAGTTGTATTGTCATCTGGTCCTTGATTTTTGGTGATATAATCAGGAACCCCATCGCTATCAACGTCAATACCTTTAGTAAGATTTTTCTCAATAGAATCAACATCATCAACTCCGGTATTGAATTTTTCATATGAATACTTGTACAGTTCACAATTGACCTTATATGTGTATACTTTACCTTGTTGATAAAATATATGCTTATTGTCTACATATTTTATTTCAAATAGTCCTTTGGTTAAAGGAAAATAAATTAAATCACCCATCATTGGGGATTCTATTTGAACGGGTCTAGAATCCATCATAGATAATTTTGCAACTTCATATTCAAATCTTTTTTTAGAAACAATAAGAGAAAACTCATCTTTAATTTCAAGACCAAATTTTGAAATTATTTCTCTTTCGCCTGCCATCTGAGCAAAATTTTCAAGATACATTTCTATATTAAATATATTTTTATATTCTTGTAATATATCTTCTCCAAAAATATTATCTAATTTATTAAATTTTTTTGGAATATAGTAAACATCTATGCCATATTGTTTAATAGATTCCAACACAATCTCTTCTATGAGATCTTGTGTTGGGGCATAGTTGTAATTATTAAAATATGGATTTATAGCCAAATTAACACCCTATGTAGAAAATTGGAGGCTCTTCGTATTTGAGTTGTATTTCATCTTCCAATTTACGAATTTCGTCTTGTGCTTCATTTAAAATTCTGAGACCGTTTAAAGAAACACCACCTGGTAAGGAAACACCATCAAATTTTGATAAATTTCTTCCCCATTGTTCTTTTATTTTTGCTGTTACATATTGCTTTAAAATACGATCATTATAAATCTCTCCATACAATTGAGGATCTAATACTCTGTATGCTTCAAA